TTGCGGCGGTCAAGATGATCGCGACCACCACGGCAGCGATGGCGGCGAATGGATCGATCCCATGCTGTGCAAGGAAGGACTGAATGGGATCGATCATGGCCCCTCCGGCATGGGCGGGATCGGATTGGCCGCTGACTTTCTCCTGCGCCTCGCGAAGCAGCACGGGCACAGCCAAAGACCAGCATCCAGGACGGAGGCTGGATCGCCGCAATCGCTACACGTGAGGGCGATGGGGAGGGCGATCATGGGTCCTGCCCCGCGATGCGCCCGGGCTTCTCGTTCTTCTCCCCGACGCTGATCAGGCCGGCGATCACACCGGCACTGGACGCGAGCAGGTGCATGCCCCACTGGCGATGCGTCCATGTGGCCGCGACGTCGGGTCCGACGACCATTACCTGAACGAGCATTAGCGCGACGCCGTTAGCGAGGCCGCGCAGCCAGCGGCGGGCGGCGAGTTCGTCGTGTAGCAGGGCGTGCCAGATCGATGCGATGAGCGGGATCATGCGACCTCCAGGAAGTTGCCGGATAGGACGACGAGCAGCCTGTCGCGGCCGTCGGCCATCGCTTCGCGGACCTTGCGCGGAACGATGATGCAGCCGTGGGACGCGCCGCCTGGGTACTCGACCGAATCTCCGTGGACCATGAAGGCAGACCGCCCGAACGTTTCCGTGCCGGTCAGCGGCAGGAGATGGATCGCCACCGGACCGTGCGGGCCTTCCTCCTCGACCGCGCCGAGCGAGTACGCGCCTTGCGGAATAGGGCCGAGTCCGGCTTCGTGCTGCCGGAGTGGATCATTCTTTGCGGGCCCGAATCCGGAATATCCCGTAGCCACGGACGTATCGTTGTGACGCAGGCGGCCGGTCCGCTGCTCGTAGATCCACATGGGCTTGCCTCCCGAGGCGGGCTGGCGCTACCTTGCGCCTCCCGTGATCTGTTCCTGCTGCGAGCGCGAGGTGGATGTGCTGGTCGCGGCCCCGCGCCGGGACGGCTCCCCGCAGCCGGTGTGTCCGGAGTGCCGCGAAATAATCCTCGGAGTGGCCCGTTGGGATGTGCTGATCGCTACCGCGAGGGGGAAGGAGCCATGCGCGTCCTGATTGCTGCGCTCCTGCTCTGCGCGGGCTGCGCGTTCTTTCAGCAGCCGGGGCTGAGCGGCCAAAGCGGTCAGGACATCTTCAGCGGTCGATGGGTGGACAGGTCAGAGGACGACGTGCTCGTGCAGTACGGGCGCCCCGACGATAGCCTCGATCTGTCGAACGGCAACAAGGTGCACAGCTATCACCGCGAAGTGAACGACTCTTCGTCTTCGGCGTCCGGTTCCGGTACCCGCAACATTTCCGACTTCGTGTCTAGGTCGCACAGCACCACCGTGTACTGCGACCGCCGCTTTGAGATCGACAGAACTACGCGGCGCGTGGTGCGCGCCGTTATAACGGGGTCCTCATGCGACTACTGGCGTTGATGCTGCTCTGCGCCGCCTGCGGCGGCGGTACTATCTGCCCGATGCTCGCCACGCGTTCGTACACTGCGACCCTGAGCACCGCGACCCACGGGTGCGTGGCGCCGGTCCAGTCGATCGACGTGAACGTGTCCGGAGACGCTGCCCACCTTGTAGCGACCGAGAGCGGGACCGCGCACGCACTCACCGTGGACGAGAGCGCCCAAAGCTGCCCGTCGATCGCTCATTGGGGCGACGGCAGCGCGGCCATGCCCTTCCACCAATACGAAATCACCTCAGCGGTTGGCGACGCCAAGCTATTCGTGATCGAGATCGGCGTGTGTCAGGTGCTCTACCTGCTGCACTAATCGTGAACCGCGATGCACGTAATGTTGCCGCATTGCGCCGCCACAGCAGTCACTGCGACAGTTTGCACGGTAACGGCCTGGGCGCTCTTCGTCCATGAACCGATCACGGGCACACCACCTCCGGTGGTATAGCAGCTACAGACTGCCTGATAATTCGAGTCCGCGAATTGGGTCGTCCATGTGAGCGTCGTACCGCACGCGGCCCCGACGGAGGCGGCGGTCGAGCACCCGGCGCCGCTGGTCTGGTGCTTGAACCCCGAGCCGTCCGCGCCGATGCCGGTGGAAATCAGGCTCCCGTTCGCGTTGACCCGCAGCCGCTCCGTCACCGTCGCCGTGTTCCCCGCCGTCCCGGACGGCGCCGTGTAGGCCACCAGCGCCGGTCCTGTAGTCTCAAATTGCCACAGCGCCCCGGTGTTGGTCGTGTCGTACTTGATGTTGGTTCCGTCATGGCGGAGATTGAATCCGATATCCGAGTTGGAGGCCTGCGTGTAGACGAACACGGGAGGGTTGGTGCTCGCGACGAAACGCGCATTGGTAGCGCCAACCTGAGTCTGCACGTCCAGCGGATAGGTAGCCGCTGCACCGATGCCGACCTTCGACGACGCCCCGGACAGGGTGAGCGTCTGAGACGTGCCGGGAATCGTTACCCCCGTGGTCGCGTACTTCACCACGTCCGTCCCGGAGACTGCGCGCCTCAGATCACCGGCTCCGGCGCGGTAGTCGCCAGTGCCCGTCTCCGAGGTGAACGAGAAACTCGGGGCAGCCAGTGTTCCGTCCACGGATCTCAGGCTTGCGAGCATTCCGCCCCGACCATTGCGGTCGAGGCTGTCGGTCATGGACGACGCAAGATCGTTGAACGTATTGTTCCAGAGGCCCGATCCAATCACCTGACCGCTGGTGACGGCGGAGGTCGCTAGCGTGTAGGTACCCGAGCTGTTGCGGGAGGCGTCGGCCGCCTTGACCGAAATGCCGACACCGATCCCGATGCCGAGCACTAGGCAAAGGCAGGCCACAGCCACGAGCACGTGGCCCAAGGCAATCTTCTTCATGTCTGGACTCCTACTGCTGGTCGGCCTGGGCGAGCGGGGCCGGAGAGGACTTCTGCTGAATCAGGCGGAGCAGCTCGTCCATCCATCCCGCGAGGCGCTGCCGCTCGGCGCCCATCGGGGCAACGGACATGGCTGCGCGTTCGGCTTGCGGAGCGATCGACGGGAATGCTCCGGCCACGTCGGACCCGAACCGGGAGACCACCGCCGCCGTCGACGGGCCGCGCGTGCGCAGGAAATGCGATGCCATTCCAGTGGCGGCGGCCTGCAGCGGACTGCCGCTGTGCGAATAGCCGCTCGCCGCGGCAATGGCATCGGGCAGCGAGAAGTAGCTACGCCTCCCCTCGCGGGCCATCCCTTCGCGCGCCACGTTGGACCCTTCGATCAGCTTGCCGAGTTCCTGCTTCACGGGGACGAATCGCTCTCCAAGGGCCTGCAAGTCCGCACTTGGGGAGCGCACGTCTTCGGACTGCAAAAAGGACTTGCCCTTCGGACCGCCGACCGCCCCAAGCGCCTCTTCGCGGGTGACAAACCGACCGTTGAGCAGAAACCCATCATCGCCGCGGAACGTCCCTTGTTCGATGCGGTTCATGGCGTCCGCCGGTAGATCGCGCATTGCCTCCACGTGCGAAGGTCCGGAGTAGACGGCGCCCGTCGTCTTGTCGCGGATCGCCGCTTGGACTGATGGTGCTGTCGTCTGCTTGGTGATCGCGTCTTCCACCGCCTGTCGCATCATGGAGGCGGTGTCTTCGTGGGCGCGGCCTACCTCGGTCGGCTGCCTCTGCTGGTAGGCGGACTTCGCCATTCCCTGGAGGCTGCGCTTCAGATCCTCGGTCTGCGAGAGACCCAGCGTTCCGCCCGTGGTCGGCTTCCCTGCAACCTGCTCGGCTGCTGACTCGTAGATCTTCGGAACCGCCGGATTCATGGTCCCGGCGTTCACCGTCTGCATCCGCGCGGCGTACTGCTGGGCCAACTTAGCCGCGTCGGGTCCGGTGATTCCCTGCTTCTCCAGGTCGGCCAGGATGCTCGCATATTGCTGCCCAAGGCCCTCCCGTGCGGTCTCCAAGCGCTGCGCGGCGCCGCCCGACGTCCCGAACAGCTTGAACGCTCCATGCTCGGCGGCGGTGTCCACCGCGGCGTCACTCAGCGGCTTCGTCTTGGAGAGGGATCCGAAGACGTTGCTCAGGACGCGCCGCTCCGTCCCGCGCGCGGCGCCATTGAGGAGTGCCGCCACCGCTGGCGCTGCCTTCGCCAGCCCAGCAGTCGCGACTCCGGCTCCGGTGGCGTAGGTCGCGTCCTGAAGGCCCGTCGTTCCCACGTCGATCAGATCCCGTTTCAGGTCCGGCTTCTCGTAGCCCATGTACTGATCGATCGATTTTTGGAGGGCGCGGCCGGACATGCCCCCCAAGGCCGCTCCGGCGGCCCCAGTGACGAGCGCGCCAGGCCCGGTGGGAATGGCCGGGACGCCCGCCAGCAGCGCTCCCGCACCGGCTCCAACGGCAGGGAGGGCCTTCGCGCCGTAGTGGGCGATCTTTGCCGGCAGGCCGCGGGTGTCGGCGGGTGCTGGTCGCGTGATCGCGTCGATCTCCTCCGTCGTCGCGTCGTCCGGCACCTCGTAGCGCTGGCCGTCCACCTCGACGCGCATCACTTCACCTCGACCAGCTTGCCGTCAGGGCCACGGGTGAACTTGCGCGCGACAGGACCGCCGCCGCCCGTAGCGGCCTCCGGAACGGGTGCCGTTGCGTACGGGTTCGCCTGACTCGCGCCCCGCACCGTCGAGTGCGCGACCGAGTTCTTCCGAATAGCGATGTTCTTCTCGGCCAGGTTCAACGCGGCGTTGAAGGTCTCTGGATTCCAGTCGGCCTGCAGGTTCGTCGCGGCCATTCCGAGCGACTTGTCCGTAGAGGTGCCACCGCCCTTATAGACGGTGCCCAACTCTGAGGCGAAGTCGTTGATCTGTGTCTCGAGCGCCTGCGCCACGGCACCGGGCCGGCCTGGCAGCTGCTTCATGGCCGCGAGCGTTCCCTTGTTCAGGATCTTGTACCCGCTCACGCCTGCCAGCTGTTGCCACTCTGCGTACAGCTGCCTGATCACGGGAATGGTGTCGGAGACGAAGTTGATCGCCTGGTTCAGGCGCTCCTGCCCGCCGCTGTTCAGGGTGGCGAGATGCTTCTGCGTCGCCTGCCAGTCGAGGTTCGCTTGCGAGAGATTGAATCCGCGCGTTGCCAACTCGGCTTGGACAGGCACCCGGAGCCGGCCCAACCCCTTCATGTCGGGCGGAGAGGTCCCATTCTCGATCCCGTCCGCCGTCTGCTTGATGATGTCCGAACCGCCGCCCCCTCCAGGTGGCGCCTGCCCGGTGCGTACGTTGTAGATCTGGCTACCGGGGAAGGCCGCACCGAACTTCGGCGAGGTCTGCTCGACGGCGTACCCCTTCTCGGCCGTCGGCAGTAGTGCGCGCATGACTGCGTTCGGCGTCTTCTCTGACAGTCCGGGCACCCCATATTTGCCGAGCAACGCCCGGAGGGCCACGCTGCCTTCCGGCGACTCCATGGCTTGGTTCTCCTGCTGCACCTTCCGCGCCTGCTCCGTCTCGAGCGCCAGCTTCGGCGCCTGCTGCCCGCGCAGGAGTGCCCCGGCCGCCATCTTGCCCATGAGCGGATCGCCGGACAGCTCGCCGAGCGACGCGAGGTGCGTCTGGTCTTCCGGGGACAGCGGGATGCGCGGCGGGTGGTCCGGCATCCCTGGAGGTGCCGCCGGACCCATCGGCGTCCCGAGCCAGGCCTGTCCGTACTGGCCGCGCACGCCGGCCATTTGCTTGGACAGGTCGGCTTGCTTGGCACGGATGTCGCCCTCTCGGTTGCCCATGATGATGTCGGCGATTCCGCCCAGCAGAGCGCCCGCCCCGGTCCTCGAGCCCTGAGCCTGATAGGTCCGGCGGCGGGCGATCAAATCCTGCAATTCCTGATCGGCCTGCGTCTGCTGCTCAGCGAGGGGACCGGCGCCGAGGATCTGTTGGAGGAGGGCGGGATCCATTACTTCTTCCCCGACCCGAAGAGCTTCATGCCGTTGGAGATCAGGTCGTTGTAGAACTGCCGATTGATGTCAGAAGATTGCAGGCCATAGTTCCCCTGTGCCTGCGCCGCCCCAAGTTGGTTCCCGCCCCCCATGAACCCCGGCATCTGCAAGAGGCTGCGCAGGCCGCTCATGCCCTGAAGCGGAGCCATCCGGGAATTGATGTCCATGCCCTGCTGCCGCGAGGCTTCCTGCCCGCCTCCCATGATCGCCTCCATCAGCGCGGACGTGTACGCATCGTTGCGGCTGCGCCCGAAGTCGCTGCCGGCCTTGGTGTAGGCGGCGCTGTTGGGGTCAATCCCCTGATTGGCCAGCTGAACCTGCATGTCGTGCTCGCGCGAATTCCACATCGGATCGAGACGTGACGCCGCCCGGCCGTAGATGGCGCCCTCGGCCTTGTCGCGGGCCGCAGCGCCGTTGTCGAGCGGGTTCGCCCACGCGGAGCCGAGTTGGCCCATCATGGACTCGTTCGCGCCCTGAAGGCCTGGAGCGAAGGAGGTGTTCTGCGACCAGTTGCCGTCCGGCCCCCGCGTCCATCGACTCGACCCGTAGGGAGTCGACTGGTCCGGACGGTTGCTGAGGGTGTCCTGCGCGGCAGCGCCCTTGTAATCCGGGGGAGGCGGCGCGCCCTTGTCGAGCGGGTTGGGGATGTTCGGAGCGCCCATTAGTCCTCCAACCAGCGGCACGTCTCGCGCCGCATGACGAAGAGCAGAAGATCCGTTCCGACAGTGATCGCGTCGGGGATCCGCGCGATCTTCGTGAATTCGAGGTCGTCCATGAGGCGCAGGCTGCGGTCGTTCGCCGACGAGACGTAGGTGAGTAGGACGCCCTTGCCAGCCTCACGAAAGATGTATCCGAACGCGGGCGGGATCAGCCGCCGCAGTGCCACTGGCACGTCGAGCGCGATGTGCGCCTGCGCCGCATTGTGCGTCCAGCCGTCGAACCCGACCATCCCCACGATCCGGCCCGTCCGCTCGTCGACCGCCTCGATCGCGCGCGACGCAGACGACAAGGACCATCCGGTGCGGGTCGACAGCCATCCCGTCTCCCGCGTCGCCCGCACCGCGAACATTTCAAAGCATTCCACCTTCCGTGTACGTGACGTCGATCCCGACCAGCACCGTCCGAGATCCGGCCGATCCAGCAAACGCGATCGCCACGTCCGGCCCCATCCCTGCGGCGCCGCGGGCGATCTGCTGCGTGGCAAAGTCTCCACCGAATGTCGCCGTGTCGAAGAGAGCCGTATCGAAGACGTTGGAGGCATTCGACGGCACCGGAGATGGCGGCGTCACCTCGGTCAAGTCGTAACGGAAGCGCGCCTGCTCCATGGTGGCCAGCAGCCCGCCCTCGTAGAGGTAGGTCGCGCGGATCTCGCTGACCTGCTTCTGCCGCGCGTTGCCACCATTCCGGAATCCCGTGATCCCGCTGAACTTGATCAGGCTGAACGAGGAGGCCGCGAGGTTCACATTGTCGAGATAGTCGGTGCTGATGCACACCCGGCCATCAGCGGTGCCGAAGTAGAGTTTCCGGCCCCATGCGTCCTGCGACAGGATGGGCAGATCCCGATATTGCGACCATCCGCCGGTCAGGAGACTCATCGCGAGTTGCCTGGTCGGTTGCCCGTCCGCAATCGGGATCGTGACGATCAGCGCGTTGTCCTCGGGGTGGATGGCCAACGACCAGCCCTTGATCCCCCCGTAGGTGGTCACGAGTTTGCTGAACAGGTTGCCGATCTTGCGCGTCACGTACCGCTCGGGGTCGGTCCAGTCGCCGCCGGTCGCGAGCCTGGACAGCGGTACGATGCCGACGCTGCCGAGGATGAGCAGGTCGCCGCCGTACGGATAGGCGACGCGCCGGCCACTCGGAACCCCTCCGACGAAGTAGACGCCTGCGATGGCGAATTTCGTCGCGTCGTTCGGGTCAGTCCCCTTGTAGATCACCACGTCGCCGGAGGAGGAGATCGCGACCAGGTGATCATCCATGCCGATCCCGTAGTCGCCGGTCGAACCCCACAGGCCGACCAAGTTGCCGCCGTGCGGGAACTGGGAGCCGAAGTCGAAGCTCGTCACCGTGCCGAACAATGACCGGACAGCGTTGCCGAACCACATCCGGGAGGTGTCCTTCTCGACGAATAGGACGAAGTTCTTCCAGACGGTGACGAAGACGAACTTCGCCGGGTCGACGCCGTTGATGGTCGGCTCGTAGTCCCACGTGACCGTTCCGTCAACGATCCCGGTACCGACGCCGGTCGGGCCGCCAGTCGCTGCGGAGTTGCCCCCAACCGTGCACTTGTAGGTGATCCCGTTGTTGACGACGCGATCGTTCACGATGTAGGCGTGCGTGCCGAGCCACGCCGCGGAGGCGACCTGAGCGACAGCGCGCCACGCGTCGTTCGTCTCTGAGTAGACGTGGTACCCGTTCTGCTCGTCGCCCAGCATCAGGAAGTGCTGACCGCCGGAACTGACGAG